ACAAATGGGCAAATGCAGTTACAATTTAACTTTGATAATAAAAAAGTTGAAACAGGATTTTATTGGAGAGAAGTTGGTATTTATGGAAAGAATGGTGACAGCGGGCAAGAAAAACTCATTGGATATTCTAACGCTAGTGGATTAACCTCTTATATTCCAGATAAAACAAATGCAATTCCAATGCAACGCCTATTGATTGCTTTAGGGGTAGGAGATAATCCTAATGTAAAAGGCCTTATTGATTTATCTACGGCTGTTACTAGGGAACAACTAGATGAATCTATTAAAGCTCATAATTCGGCTACAAATGCACATCAAGACGCATTTAATAAAAAACTAGATATTACCTCTAACCAATATGCAAAATCAATCGCTAAACATAATCAAGGCTTGCAAGTAACAAAAGGCGATAACTCACAAGAAGTTATTAACTTTATTACTTCTAACTACAACGATAGCGATATTAATAAAGTGCTTAACTTAGGCACACTTAAAAGCCTGTTAGGCCAAGGTGCTATAGTAGCGTCTAAACTTGATGCAAATGCTGGTTTCGTAAAGTTTGCTAATGGTTTCACTATCCAGTGGGGAGCTGGTGGCCAAGATAATGTCATAAAAACGGAAGTAATATTCCCTATTAGATTCACAAGATTATTCATGGCAAATGCGATTGATGCATATTGGAGTGGGTCAGATACACCAAGATATTTTGCAAACTCGGCAAGCGAAAGCAATAATACAAAAGCTGTATTTGTGGCGAGTGATAGATATGCTGCATCCTATTATTGGTTCGCACTAGGGATTATTTAATTACCTACTGCGATATATCTGCCCCATGCCGTCGTTTTATTACCTGAGTCTAGCGCAGCTTGAGAGAATATTTTAAAGCTGGATCTAGTGTATTCTCTAAAAGAGTGAACTTGGTTATCTCTGTTGTTACCATTCACGTCATTACCAACTACTACGTAACACGAGTTATCAAAGGAAACGGGGAATGAGAATGTATTTCCTATCGGCACATTATTAAAAGCTCCCCACTGGGTATTAGGATATACCAACGGCTATCCAATTACACCACAAAGTAGTCCTACCAAGGGCTATACGCCGACCTGTTAACATAAATCTTGTATTATCTGTTAAAAACATAGATATTACCAGAGGGTCCCCTTCAGTATTTATATCTGTACCTGAAATACTAAATACTGTAGTAAACGCTATTGGATAACTAATATACGAGTTTTGCTGTGCGTTAAAAACTTTTCCCCACTGGAGAGATTTTAATAAGTGACTATAGAACGACGGCCTGGGTGGAGGTCCATTGCAGTAGGTAATTAGGTGATTAGCTAATTCCTACACACATCCAGGTAAAGTTACCTGCATTTCCTCGGTTAGTTAAAAAGCGTATAGAAGCTCTATTATTATTTGAGAAGCCACTGTTCCAAGACACATAAAACTCATCCCCTCTTGTGGTTGTACTTGCGGAGTCATCGGTGCACAATGCAACTAACACCTTACACGCAATAGGCAATGTTATATCACAATATGTATTCTGATTTAAGAACCAAGTTAATCCCCACTGGGGAGTTATTTTAATAATTCTATGTTTTTACGTAGCTCACGAATAGTTTTATGCGTGTATACCCTAGTGGTAATATCGCCTTGTTTGTGACCTAGTAAGGAACGTAATGCGTTAGGTGATGCAACCGCATCAAGTAAACTTGCGAATGTGTGCCTAGTATCGTGGATAGTGTGCTTGCAGTTAAGATACTTCATAATATCCTGGAAATGCTTACGGAATGATGTGTAGCTGATGGTGTATAGGTAATCTCTAGTATGTAGTTGCTCTATTATAGGCATGATGCGGTGATGAATGGGAATAATACGACCTTCACCGGCTTTTGTTTTAGCGTGTCTCACAATAAGGTATGATGATCGTCTATTGATATCCTGCTTACGTAAATTAAGTAGCTCACTTATGCGGAGCCCTGTCTAGAGCAGTATTAAAATCATGCGAGAATAAGATGTATCTATCGCCCATAATTTGTTGATTTGTTGGCGAGTGAATACTCTTCTTCTAATTGTTGGCACATTGGGGCCTAGATTTAAGTGTAAGGCGTAATTAGTGATAGGATAATCTTGTATAATAGCGTAATTAAATAATTGATTAAGTAATGTACGGACTTTCTTACATGATGAGTAGGAAAGTCCTTTTACGTGCATGGAATTAATCACATTTTGGAGGTGCTGAAAATGAATATTCGTGATAGGCATATCCGCTATGTTGGATATGTGTTTAAAAGCAATGTGATAAGACTTAATAGCACTCTTAGAAACAGACCGTGAGTGAATCGGCAACCACTCGTTAAATAGTTGCCTTAATGTAATGATATTGCGTTGCATACGTTTTAATATAACAAGGTGACGGCGCATAATTTAACCTCCGAAAGGATATTACTATGAATCAATATATATTTATTTTAAATGAGATGGGCGAGAGAATTACGTCCATTGTGGATAACACAGTAACAAAAGAACAGTTGTTAACAACTGCAAAAGAACAATGGCCAGATGCTGCCGATTACATTTACTCCGAAAACGGTGACAACATGCTTGACGAGTTTATGAAAGGCAAATTCTATGTAGACGGCAAGTTCGTTGAACCACAAGCAAAAGAGCCAACAAAGGCGGAAAAAATCGCTGAAATTAGAAATTATTACAATGGGCGTTTTGAAACGTTAGAACAAATGTTATTAAGACGTCGCTTGATTAATGGTGATATTACCGACTTGCAAGATCAGTTTAAGAAACTGAATCAAGAAATGGTGTTAAAAATTAAGGCGGTGAAATAATGGAAACATTTGAAATTAAAAGTGATATTCCTGTAATGAAGTTCTGTGAATGGTGCTATGAAACATTAAATGAGGATGGAACATGCCCAACAGAAGGATGCATCCATAATGACTTAATGGAATTGGACGAGGTGCGTGAAGATGAAACTACCGGTCCTACACAACTTTAATGTGATTAAAGGAGAAACAATTACTCTAAATGTTGGTTATACCAATATGGTAGATAGTGAAAGCCTATTTGCATGTGTTAGAAAATATCCAACAGATGAGGAGTACAAGGCAAAGTTTGATATATCTGTATCTCAAGATGGGTTAGAAAATGATGAGCTGTGCAAAATCATTTTATCTTTGGACACAGATACATTAAGCCGTGGTAATCACTACTGGGATTTGTTTTTGTGGAGTGGTAATAAGCCTATCAAATGTTTAATAAAAGGTGAAATCACAATATGTGAAGGCGTTAGCAATAGGGGGAAATAATATGAGTGATGAAAATATTCATATAAAGTCTAATGATGATGATAAAATCATTGTCAAAGATAATACCCAAATTATTAAATTGCAAGGGCCAAAGGGTGAACCAGGAGAGCAAGGTCCTCCTGGTCCTCCTGGGCCAAAGGGTGAGCCTGGTAAGAATGGTATTGACGGACTAAACGGCGAACAAGGGTTGCAAGGTATTCAAGGTATTCAAGGACCACCTGGGCCTCCTGGTGCTCCTGGTAAAGATGGAAAGTCATTTACTTATGACATGTTCACATCGGAGCAATTAGAGGCCTTAAAAGGCCCTAGGGGTGAACAGGGTCCTCCTGGTGCTGGTGCTAATGTAGATTTATCGCCGTATGCAACTAAACAAGATGCTGATAATCTGTATCTAAAAAAAGTAGATATAAGAAATTACCTTGCTATGCTAGGCGACCCTAAATATGCATTAAAAACAGAGCTAAACGATTATTTATCTAAAACGGATGCGACAAATAATTACGCTCAAAAATCTGAATTAAGTGATTATGTTAAGAAAACGGAAATCAATCAGTATACATCAACATCAAGTGTACAACTCACGCCTGAACAAATTGAAAAATTGAAAGGGCCAAAAGGTGAACCTGGAACTCCTGGGGAGCGTGGAGCAGACGGTGAAAGAGGACTACAAGGACCACCAGGGCCACCAGGGCCTAAAGGCGAGCCGTTCAAATATTCTGACTTCACGCAAGACCAACTTAATGCACTTAAAGGGCCGAAAGGTGAGCCTGGAAGCGGTGGTGGACAAGTAATTTCGCAACCAGTCGAAATATATGAA